CGGGTATATGCTTTTCTGAGCACCTCCCCCCAATTCGATTCGCCTTTGAGTTGTGGCGAACTAGCCTTATAGAGGCAAGCCTGATCACGACCGATGCGCTTATTGTAGCGATGCGGTACGTATGACAAGTCTTGCTTAAGAGGGCTATCATCTGGCATCAGCAAGTGCACGTGCCCACGCTCGGACTGCGAGTTCCCTGTAAGAGGATCTCGGTCTATCCGGTATAGCGGGAGCCCGATCTTTTCGAGGATTAACTCTCGAATTGATGAAGCAGTTGCGAACCAACCCTTCTCAATCATCGCGTTGTGAAATGCGACATGACTGAGGATCTGGTTGGGTGTCAGTCGGTGAGACCATGTGGCCTTCATACGAAGGGGTGTGACGTCGATGCCTTTGTAAGCATCGCACCCACACGACTCTCTAAATGTCGTGCCCACGCAGCACTTATCCTTGTTCAGCAGTAAACCCACTGAACTCAGAGTGCGCTCCACAGCCGGATAGTCTTCCCGGTGTAGAATGATATCATCACCATAGACGTATACTGCCCTTTCACAGGCAGGTATACCAGCACGCCCCACTCCCCATATCAACTGTGATAGGGTGGAGAACGGTGAAGTGTTGATCGTACTTCCATTTACGGTCATACGAGACGACTTGTCTATTATAGTTGCCGTGCTTAGCGCCCAAAAGACCAGGGCTTCGACTGGGAAGCATGTTGCTGAACCCATCGGAGCAAATTTGGCCAAATGGACGACCTCCCCATTAGGAAGCCGCGTGTGTGTACTCCTTGCCGCCATGAGGGCGGAGACCCAAGGATCCGGGAATAAAATCCGGACCAGGTCGGAATGTACACGATCGCTGGCGTCCTTCATATCAAGTGTCACCAGGTGATTTGACTCACCCAGTGAACCACGCAATGCTAGGCGTCGATTGATCGATTGGTCGGTGAAATTCACTAACCCTCGTGTCAATGGATGACTTTCTATGGCCGAAACCATATTGGCCATCAGCATTTGTTGGATCCATTGGACTTCCAATGGCTCACTTGATATCAATCTCGGACCCCTTGAGTCCTTGGGCACCAAGACCACTTTGGCCGTAGGTGTATCCAATTCCTCGAGGGACAGATAACGATGCAGTTCGTCGCATAGATGCGTAAGGTTGTAGAAGAAGTAATTCTCATACGGGAACATTGCCGCTAAGGCTTTGTAGTACCGCTTGAAGACCATCTTTTCCGCTTCCTTTTCGCCCGTCGCGACGGACCCTGGACCATGTTTTGGACGAAACCTTTCGTCCATAGGATCGATCGGACCAAGCACCGCGCAGACAAGTCTGCGTGCCAGTGCAAGGATCGGCATATCGATATGAGCCAGTAAGCTAGAGCTGACACCAAAAGGTTCGTAACCATTCGAACCTCTGACTTGCTCTGCTGCTTCGATGAGAGCGGGGCCGACGTGTTGTCGGAGTTCCGCCTCGTTCTGTTTGAATCTTTGAAGTGTTTCATCGATTTGTGTCTGAGATGGAGGGAGCTCGAGTTTGTAGAACAGGTAGCAAACCTGTCGCAGGCAACTTACAGCCTGTTCCGACGCATCGCTGCGTTGGATACCAAACTTATCGAAAACCAGTTCAAATAGGCTCCCCATAAACACAGGGAGTTGCGAGTCCTGCATGGCCTTGAAGCCCACAGGAACTTTGAACGGGTCATCACTGGCAAGAGCCTTGTCAAGGGCTTTACCGAGTGACGGAAGTG